GAATCTGTAAAGGCGGTAGACGTTCCCTGAATAGTCGTGCTAGTTGCTGACAAAGCATTGAAGTAATTCTCTGTCGGGACTAGGATTACATACGGGGCTACATCTACACCCAAATTAACTTCAGCAGTATCAGCATTCATGTATGCCTTCTGTTGCATCATCAACTTGGCAAGATTTTTAATCCCGGCAATAGCATGGGCTACGGTGTCGAGGGCATAACCAGTACTTTCCGACAAATTAGCATGTGCCGAAGAGAACAGTGCATTGCTATCACTCATCGTTCCATTGCCATTCAGAATACCAACAGCCAATTCATTAGGTAGCGAACTTGCGCGAAGACCCATATTGAAAGGGATCTTAGTGAAAGCGTTAAGGTCATCATTAATGATTGCCTGTCTGGAAATACCAAAGGTACGGCCATAAGTGGCTATCTGGATGGTTTCACGAGTTTCACTAAACCGCGTATCTTCATACCCAGCAAACTCAGGAACTTCCAACAGCTGACCAGCTTGTGACAGATCATAAGTTGACATAACTTTGAAATCATTGGCTGATCCCTTAGCACACCATTTTTTCCACGTATTAGCGGCCAACTTAGAACCCGCCAACATCTGTTTATTTGCCAAATTAGCAAGTAACAGTGGGAAATCAGGAGTACCAACTGTGATAGCTTCAGATTCACGAGCAATATGAATTGGACGATCAGTATACAACGCTTCACGGGCAAGATCCATGCTATTAGTAGGTACACGGCGGTTAGAACGTTCCAAGCATTTTTCTGCCAAGCGCAACATAGAACAACCCGCTAAATCGGAACCCCCCTCTTTGCGAATTGTTTCTTTTTCCTCATCAGAGCATCTTCCACTACGGAGGAGCATACCGTTGATTGCCGCTTTGGCAAAACTTTCAGAACCGTCCTGAGTAACGGTAACATTTGTTCCCGTAGAAACTACTTTGCTTCGTTCTGCAAGATTGCTCAATGCCAAGTCTTTTACATCGTTAACACTTCCGCCTGAACGAATAATGTCATCAACTGCATCAGAGGACAAATCAAATTCACGAGCAATGTCTGTGCATTCCTGGATCCGTTTGCGTTCCGCTTCAATACCACGACGAACAGCTTGGTTTACATCAACAGGGGAAACAACCGCTTCGCGAGCAATATCCGCCTTGTCTTCCGTATCCAAACTACGCACTGCATCGGGTTTCTCAACCAATGTAAAAGAATCTTTAGGTAGTTGACGTAAAACATCGGCTTCTACTTGGTAATTCTTTCCTTCTTCAAAAACGGTATCTTCAATCGAAAACCGCTTCAGCATTTTTAACCATGTTTTCATGGATGTGTTCTCCTGTTTTCTGTTTATACCTACAGTTGTATCGGCAGGGATTGGTGTTAAGGAGGCTTCCCTAACTGCCCAATTTGTTACCAAGTAGGTTCCTTCTCTGTATTCCCTGCCCTGATAAATCCCATCAGATGGGAAGTACTTTACTTTTTCAATAACACCGCCTACACTAACGCCCTTTAGAAGTCCTTGATCAACTTCATCTTTGGCACGTTTTGCTTCTTCAGTATTACCGAAAACAAACCCAACAACTAACTTTCTGTCAATTATTTGGGCTGAAACTGGTTTTGCCACAATCTTGTCCGGATTGTGGTTCTTTAAAATAGCCCCTACCTCTAAAAGAGGGTTTCTGTTCACTGCCTTCTCTGTGTGTAGCAGAATCTCTGACTCTCCCCAGCGTACAACTGGTTCTTCTGAAGAAACAGTCATAAAATAGGTATTATCATCACCCGCTTTTCTCTGTAAATCCAGAGTGGCTGAAAGCTTTAGTGTGTTGTCTGTGCTTCTATGGATTAGCTTGCGCACCCGTACCCCCACCTGTTGCCTCTTGTTTTTGTTCAATTCCCATTACGTTTGCAAACTCTTCATCGGAAAGACCCATCTTAAGTGCTTCATCCTTCAGAAGTTTAAATTCCTGAAGCTTCAACAAACTGGCTTTTCCTGATTTTTTAACCTGGGTTGCAAAATCTTTACCCATAAGTGCACACTCATCAAATTCTGTAGTGACACCCATTTCTAAAAGTTTTTCTGAAGCTGATGCATCCTGTAGGGGATTAATTCCACGACTCCAACCGGATTGCATCCACACATGGCGTTGCCATTTAAGAGGCTTTTCAAAGTAATCCGGCAAGCGTAGATTATCAGTAAGTACAGCAACGGAAAGAAAGCGGCGGACGATAGGAGAAAGCAAGTTCTGTGTAAAAAATCGGATTAAACGTTTGAATCCCTGTATATCTTGGTTTTCTTGCATCCTACCGCCAGCAAAAGTGGTTTTTGAGGTGTCTCTCGTTAATCCTGTATAGGAAAGGCCGACGTCGATACCTGTGCCAAAAGAAGTAAGTCCTGTGCGCATGAAATCATTGAACTCAAGTTCTGGGGCTGATGGGTTCACCGTGTTGACTTCATAGCCTTCAGGAACTTTTCCAATCATACCCGCCTTTAGTGTGCTGATCATGTTACCATCTGTATCAACGGGGAAACCGTTTTCATCAACAGTGTTTTCCCCTAGTACGCCTTGTTCCTGTAGCATATCATCTAGCAGTCCCCCGTTTGTTCCCGCACCACCTGAAATAATAAGACCGAACATGGAAGCAATTCGGCTTCGTATCAGCTGATCATCAACATACTGGTTTAGATGTAGAACCGAATCCATTACTACACTGAAAGAAGGGATACCCCTTACTTGCCAAGGGAACACACGTCTAAACACATGGGAAAGATCCGAAGCGGGGACTCTTTCTACGTCGTAGGCTTCTGTAGCATTGAAACGGTATTTTTGAATAAAGTAGGCTAAGGGTTTACCCGTTGTCTTTTCCAATTCAATACCCATGACAACAGGATTACCATTGTGTTCTGTAATGCCTGAATAAATATAATTAGGGTCAATAACCTCTACAGCTAGGGGAACTTCCCTATTTGTGGTATCGTAATGAAAGCGCATAAACACTTCCCCATCCACCAATAGGCGCTGTAAAAACATTTCCTCTAAATCTTGCAAGCCGATATAATTCACAGAATTTGAGCTATATCCTGCATTCACAGACCAATCATTGAAAATATCCTCAATGTAGTTGTTTAAATCTGAAAGTTCTTCTTTTTTTACTTTTCCGCCTACTTTGAGCGTCTTAAAAATGCTCATCTGCAAAGAAAAACCTGTGCCAACAATGTAATTTAAAAAGGAGTTTAAAGCTCCCTTCACATATTTGTTGTTGCATTCAAAGTGTCTTGACCTCTGACGTAAAGTAGTCAGTTCACTTTCAAGGGTTGAATTGATTGCCGTGAAACTGCCCCAATTTACAGCCGAATTGAAACGGTCATTTCTAGCCCCTTGAAAGGACTGACGATTTATAGACGAAAGATGATTTAGCAAACTCTTGTACACCTTTGCATCTTTAGACGGTACAGCGGCACGGATAGCTGATACATTTCCCCTTGCGTCTGTCAGAACAACGTTTTTCATCCGAACCTTGCTAATTGGAACATCCCACCAGCATTAGGGGAAAGTTCTTTAATTTTTCTGTCTATAAAATCTAAAAGCTGTTGTCTTTGTAAAACAGACGAATAAGTAAAACTCTGATTGGCCACACTCCATGAATTTATGGATACGCCATTTTTAAAATCATTTAAGATTCCTGTTTGGATTACTTTGTACTCAGCTATCAAATCAGAATTGGTGGTCATCTACTACCCTTTTACTGTGACTTCTACCGTGTCACCAATGCGGACGCCTTCAGGAATAGGGCAATTTAATACACCAATCCCTCGAACGGTACTTGACAGCACTGCCACACGTAAGTTTGTACGTATATTTAAAATACGTGTTACACGCCCACTTACTGAAACGGCAGCAGAAGATTTAACACTTTCTTTAGGTTCCGCAGGTGCTTTCTTCTCTACAGGGATCGCCACCTGTTCAGACAATACTTCATCCAAAGGGCTATCGTCCACTACCTGTGTTTTTTTCTTAGATCTACGTCTACGTACAACTCTTGGTATTTCACCCATTTTCTTCTCCCTGTTTTTTTAGAACATTATCTGTTCCTTGTTTGTTGTCAACTTGTTTTTTTAAATTACTAAGTGTTTGGTGCATCATATGTCTAGCGGCATAAGCATATTGGGCAACATCAAAATAATCATTTGTATAAACTTTTTTATAAAATGTTGCCACAAAACCATATTTATCAGGTTCTTCTTCCATAACTACTTCACCTGTGATCTGCTTCACATACTCAAAATCATCCACATGAATACCATCACAGAAATAAATGGGACAATAACATGACTCACGGTTGTTTACGCTGTCTGTAAGTTCGTCCTTGAAGAACCTTGGATGGATATGATGGAGGTAAAGTTGTTTACCTTTGCCAAAGGAGCTACCATCCGGCATACTGACAATCTTTTCAACCCGGAGAGGCTGTGTCATAGTAGTTAAACGCCCCTGCTCCCCTTTGATAGGTATTAACCAGCTCTTGCCTATTGCGAACCGATAGCACTCCACTGTTCTATACCCCGTGTCCAAGAGCACAAAACGAACGGGGACAACATTACCATCCCTATCTTTGTATGCATTACTCTTTAACAAAGCCACATCGTCAATCACAGACAAAGAACCAAAATCGATTAAAAATAGTTTATCGGGTGTAGTTGCCCACACAGAAAATGGCAAATGACTTTTCTGCACATCCACCGTTGCATAAACGATAAACTTCGCGTCCTGATCCAAAGGTATTGTTTTTTTCGGATATGGAAAATCTTTATGTATTTGTAAGATCTGATTGTCATCCATGCTCTCTATAGGTTTCTGGGTGTATGCTTTTGCGCACCAAGAGTTCACAAAGTTCTGAAGCTCACTTGAAATATCTTTAGAACGATTAAATTCTAAAAAAACATCTTCAAATGTAACCCATTGGGCGTACCAAGCGGGTAGCCTATACGATACATGTTTTGGATCTTTGGCTTCTGCCGTGGCAATCCATCTTGCCTTTTTAACCTGTGCTCTGAATTTCTTATCCGCAACCAAAGTTTTGCATCCTCTGCATTTCCACTTTGCCTCTTGGGAAATATACTCTGTTCCATTCAAGGGGCAATCCAAGTCCTCGAACTCAACAGCCTGTTCCAAACCACAACTAGGACAGGGAACATGTAGAAGATGCTGTGTTCCATCTAAAAATGCCTGCCACATGTGTGCATTGGGGACAGTAGGGGTTGAGTTTTCAATAGTCTTTTTGTTCCAAAAGGATTTTGTACGTTCCCGTAGCAGATTAATTGCCTTTGCTTCTTTTTTGGTTTGATCAGGGAATTTGTCGGCTTCTTCTATGAAAACTATACGTGCTGGACGTGAAGACATATTGGCAGGGGAATTACCCCCAATTAAATTTATGACACAGGTTTTGAAAATATATTCCAATTTCTTAAAGTCTGTCTTCTTTGGAGAAAGCAAAGTTTCTCTAACATATGCGCTATCCTCCACCATAACCATGATAGAACTCTCGCTTCTCGATTGTGCCAAACGTTCATTTGGAAAAGCGATAATCATTGGTGCGGGATCTTCACATGCATAATATAAAACAGGAATGATTGTCCCATTGAGCGTTTTCCCTGTCTGTGCTCCAAAACACATAGTGATGTGGTTTATAGAAGGGTTTACCATGTGCTCGTGGATTTCTCGCATATAGGGTGTTCTTGATCCCTTGTACCGTCCATGAAAAGCTGTAGGTTGTTTCTGCCCTAAAATGATGTGCTTTTCTGCCCAATCAGTTATACCAATGTTATCTTTGGGTTTTAAAATCCTTCTTACTAAGTCAAAGATCATTTTTAACCGGCTCGTATTTTAAATCAAAAAGGGTTTGTTTTACTTCGCGTATGGCCTGATCAAGTAAAGCATAGCATTCTGAAACATCGTCAAGTATGGCAACTTCAGGGGCAAGCTGTTTGGGTATACTGTCCAATTCGGTAGATACTGCATTGAGTACCATTCCCCATTCTTGGGTCACTTGATCTATGTGTCGGAACTCAGCAAGATTCTTCATGATGTCGGGATAGTCTTTTTCTACCTTTCTACGAGCTTCCAATGAATCTTGGTATACTTTCCTAAGCTCCCGGGCAAGGATCTCGTCCTTTGTCTGTTTGTAGGCAACAAACGCATCTTCTTCCACTACCCTTGCTCTCGCTAGTACTGTTCTGAAACCCTCTGTTTCTAAAATCTCACTGCGGGTCTTATCCGCCATGTTGCCTTTTGACTCTTCGGCATTTGCTCCACGCACGTAATGTTTTATGTTTTCTCTGAAACGAGCTTTGGTTGAATTACGGGAAACGTTTTTACCAATCCATTTATAAACTTCTTTGAGATCATAAAAACATCGGCCTTGTGTGTCTTTCCCTGCATTGGGCATTCCCGCCTTGCTATGATTGCGCAAGGAGTCCACAGGGATCTCAAGGATTGCCGCTAATTGCTTCGTTGTTTTTAAAAACCGATTTTCCATGCTGAAATATAAGCATTATTTACAAGAACCTGTCAAATCAAATTTGAAAAGTAAATATAACCCATGTTTATAAAATCGTAATTCATACGTTTGTTTTTCATTACTTCTTGAGCGGTTGAGTAAAACATAAACTTCTTTGGGTACTTAGCCGCTTTTGGAAAAAAGACAATAGGCTTAAGCCCCCCACTTTTACCCCCACGACGGGAACGTTTCATTCTCTGATAAATTCCTTTTGCGTACCCTCTGTGTGGTGTACCAACAAAGTATTTAGATGAATCAGCA